TTGAATATCCCACGCACAGACGATATTTATACTATGTGTATAACGAGGGCCTGTATAAGGGGCTAAATGTCCGCCACTCGCGGACAGTTTTCCCCTCTTGTCTATTAATACTTTCAGTATATGCAGGCCCCGTGGCTCTATACATTTTGTATAAACGTCAGATTATACAAGTAGTATAATAGTTTATACTTAAAATACACACTGTATAAGATACTCGTTTAAATGAAAAATACTCGCTGTTTATACATAAAATACAATCTGTATAAGTACTCGTTAAAATGAAATAATCCACTCCGTTTTAAAGGGCAGTAGGCCCTCAGGCCCTCGTTATACACATAGTATAAATATCGTCTGTGCGTGGGATATTCAATACTTTACGTAATAGGTTACAAAAGTATTACAGAATTAAAAAACACTTGCAATTTGGATTGTCAAGCGTTATAATGTAGACAAGAGGTAAGGAAAGAAAACAAAATATAACAACCTCTTAGAAAGTGTGGATTTTATGAAACAAATTAATTTTGTATTAGAAAATAAAAGTGTTAGTATTGAAAATGTTACCTTGTTTTTTGATAAAATTGAATGTGAAAAAAACAAAAGTTCATTAACAAACGAAACATATTTAACAATTACATTATATAAAAACAATTCGATAATGTCTTATTTTTTCATTAATCAAGATGATAAAATTACGAATACTGTTTTAGCTGAAAATATTATAGATAGTAAAATTAATTGTTTTGAAAATATATTTGATTTTTACAAGTTTTTAAAAGAAAACTATAAAAGCCTCGTCAAGTGACGAGGTTTTTATTTGTATTTTCCATTAATAACTTATATCGATATTCAATGTATTCATCACTGAATATTGTCGGTAATAGCATATCATTACCGAAAGTTTTATAAATATCATCAAATGACTTATGACCTAATTTTATAGCATCAATAATTTTCTTGCCGTAGTGATATATATTAGATTTAACTTTTTGTTGATGGCATCGATTAGTTATAGCGATGAAATTATAATTTTTATATGTACATTTGAAAACATAGTAAAATACATTTTCAATTTCAATTGCAAATAATACAGTAGGTTTACATTCTTTGAATATAAAATCATCATAAGCAGAATTGAAACAATATTCGCTTTTAGCATAATCGCCTGTCGTAGCGACTTCGCATTTGCCTATTTTTAACATGTGGGGTATTTCGTTTTCATCTTCATACGGCATTTTAGCAAAGTCAACACATATTGTTGCGCCGTCTTTAAACTGCTTTGATTGTAATTTAATTATATTGCCTGGCTTTAATTCTAATTTATCAATATCAATACCGAGCCAATCAAAGTATATGTTATATTTATTAATAGTGTTACCTATTAAAATTATTTTGCCGTTTCTATGTCTAAATATAGTTGATATAAGGCTTGTGAAGTGATTTATTTCATCTTCGATATATCCGTATATAGACATCGGACAAAACTCCTCATATACAAGTGTGTGAATATTGTCAAATTGTTGTGATTTGTACTTTTCTTCAATTGCAAGTGAAAAAAAATGTCCAAAAACTTTAGCTTTAAGGCGTGGCTTTTTTTGATTTGCTTTCAATTCCTCGGTTTCATCATCATAATTTACAATATAAAATGTGTTACTTTCAACCTTGATATAACAGTTGTATTTTTCTTTTAAATACTTGTGTAAATCGTCAGCAAACCATTTTGTAAGGCTTTCCGCCGATGCTGATGCACCATAGCCAACACGGCGGACAAGTCCAAATTCGTGCGTACAATTACTTTTAAAATAATCGTCTATAATATCATTCTTGCATACGTCGTAAGACTTGCCATTAGCACGACCCCCGAATAGAACATCATAATCACAACGCATTGACCGTCTTTTATCGCCGTTATAATAAATCAATTATTATCAATCCTTTCTACCTTTTCATCAACCTTACAAGGTCTACCTATATATGTTGGTAAAATTTTAATTTCTTTTCTACGCAGATAAGAAAGTTGTTGCGCTTCTTCAACAAGAGAATGATTTGTAAACCCTATTGCTGTTAAAGTAAAGTCAGACGGTAGAAGTAAGCAACCGCCAAATCCGTTAAAATGATATGTCTTGCCTGCATCGTCAACTACTCTTGCATTTTTAAATATGTTATCATTCTTTGTGTAGTATCCGCTTGCAAGTTTGCCTGTTATAGATGAGCAAAAAAAAGTATTCGGGTGGTAATATTCGGAGCAGAATTTTTTAAAATCACCATTGTAAATATTATTCAAATATCGGTTAGTTGTCTTTTTTGGAACACCACTTATTGATATTGATATTGCATTATTTTTTTCAAATATATAGGATTTAGCACCTGCAGTACAAAAATGATTGTAAATACCCTCATTGTCGGCAAGCCCCATATTATAATATTTTTCACAATGCCATTTTTTCGTGATATAATCGTTAAACATATCAACAGCTTTATTAACATTTTCTAAATCATTAACGCATTTTATACTGTCTGTATCCCAATATATTATAGTAGCATTTGTTTGTGTGAAAATAATGTATGATAATATATATAAATGCAATCTCGCATATGCTGTGACGTGTAATCCGTCAATATAACTTCTTAGTAGCGTTCCGCTTTCTACGTCTACGTTTTCTATACATTGCCATTCATTTTTTAAGGGATAGAATAATAAATCATCTGGGGCTAATTGTTGTACGTTAATTCCATATTGAGCATTAAGTCTATTTTTAGCAAGTCTTAATTCTCTGCTTAAAGTGTCTTTTTTATCTTCTGTATTAAGTGTGAAAAAATGATTTAAAAAATCATCATTAACAACACATTCACTATTAAAATTAAAATCGTCTTTTGTAATCTTATCAACATCATCACTATTTTTTAATTTTTTAAAAATAACTTTTTGTTTCGCATAATTGTTGATTGAGTTCGTTACATAAGACGGTAATTTTGCATTTTTTCGTGTGTAAAGCAGTTTTTTGCACTCATCAATGTCAAAATCATAAAATAAAGTTAAAGCGATATAATCATAACTTGTTAAATATAACGTGATTTTATCTGCATACATAACTCGTCCGTTACTGCTTTTCATTGTTTTAACGTCATAGTCGGAGCATTTGCTCACGCTTAAAAATGGTAATTCATTATGATTTTTAAATTTCTTAATTTTAAGATTTTTAACTACTAACTCACACATAAAATATGTGTGTAGAGTTTTCTGCGGGGTTGTTAAATACCATTGTAATACTCCGCCCTTATATTTAATATAAGCGTTGTTTTTTTCAATGATAAATTTCAAATATGCAGTCTTGTCACTTTCACGCATCTTAAAATTAAATGGAAAATTACACATCAGCATTTGAGCAGGATAAGACGATGCAAAATCATAACTTGCAACATTATCGAACGGAATAAAAGAGTAAAACCTATTTGACCGAACATATCCTCCGCAAAACACATTTTTTAATAATTCATATACAGTGCTTTCATCATCAAATTTTTGGTTATAGAATTTAATTAATGACGTGCATAGCTTTGTATATTTTTCTTTTTCTTCTGCTGTTGAGTGTAACTCGTTTTCAAGCCGTGTAAGACTTGTTGCTGTTATCATTCGGTCAATTGAATTGACATCAACATAATAATTAGAATTTTTAAAGCAGTCTACAACTGCGTATAATGTGATTAATACGTCTTGTTCGTTGTATTTATATTCAATATCGGGTAGTTCTGAATCGGGTGTAAAATGCTGATTATATCCGCCTTTTTCCTCTGTCAATTTAGCAATTCCGAGTTCATCGCCGAGAACTTTTAGTGATTTGCCTAATAGTTTATAACTGCATCTAAAAATTAAATGGTCTAATTCAAAAGATATAGGCTTTCTTGTGTTCGATGCAATCATTGTTTCGTTTTTATAATTATCACGGAAGAATTTTAAATTCTGCATAAAGGAAAATTCATACGGAAGATTATGCACATATATATACGTGTATAAACCTTTTTCAACACTATTCTTATTAAGCATTTCAAGAATTGTATTCCATTCCTCATAGGTGCGGAAAAATCTATTGTAACTTTGGTAAAAAGTGAAATTATCTTTATTAATATCATTAAATGTGTCTGCTCCGATATATACATTTTGAATATTGCCTAAATACATTAATGATAACTTTCTATCACCTACATTATACGTTGACGTTTCAATGTCCAAAGCGTAAATAAATCTGTTGATATTTCTGTTTTTCTTTCGGTTGTGTTTCGCTTTAGTATCAATATTACAATCAAAAGTTGAATTTTCGCTGATATAAAAGCCGTTAATTTCTTTGACATTTCTTGCCTGAATAATTCGTTTTATTTGCTTTTCTGTCAATTCGGTATTTTCTTTTAAGAATACACGAAAAACGTGCGTGTTTCCTTTTCGTATTAATTTGCCATTTTGATATAGATATAAATTATGTAACATTTTAATAGTACAACTCCTCATACGTGTTAGCAGTTTCGCCTGTTCCTAATTCGCTTATCAAGTCGACTAATTTATAATAATCTGCTTCGTCTTGCTCGTTAGATATATCAAGGGCTTTTCTGCTTAATGATTGATTGAATTTATTTGATATTTCTACGGCGTAGTCATCGCTATTTAATGTGTGTATTTTATTCTGTCGATATATTGCCTGCATCAAGTTATGTACATTTCGGTAATATGTAAACTTTCTGTTAAGTCTCAATAATTCCCTGCTTTTTTCTTCGCTCCATACGGGGTTATTTTTTGCAATCTGTGATATTAATTCAGCATTTGTTAATTTTTCAGCCATAAAAAATAGGGGCGATTACTCGCCCCCTTCCTCCTTTCTGCTAAATAAAGCTATGATTTTTTCGGGAAATTTAAACCCTGTTTCTTTTGCGTTTTCGCAGATGCTTGTAAATTCAACGCCGCATAATGATATAGCAATTAAATGGACTGAATATTCAGCATTGAATAAATAAACTGCAATTACTCCGACAAGTAGAAATGCAATGTATTCAAGAGCCTTGCTAACACTTCCTCTTAGTTTTCCGCTTGATATCTTTTTGTTTTTAATTGCCTTTGCAAAGCCAGTCATAAAATCAATTAAATAAAAGCAGAAAACCGCAAGAAAATATTTTGAATTTGCCAACATTATTTTTTTTATTAAAATAAATTCTTCCATTGTGTCACCTCATTATATCATATCACTTGAAAGCGTAACGCTCCAAGGCGGTAAATTAATTTGTTTTAAATAAACATCTCTGTAGTCACTTGCAGTATCATTAAGTTTAAGCGGAGCAAGAAAAACAGTTTTACCTGTTATTCGTAAACTACAAGGCATACTTTCAACGGTAAATGCACCTGTGTTTGTATCGGAATATGTAACCACCGCAGGAATATTAATATTGACGCAACCGAATTGATTGAGGCCGTTTGTCTGTCCATATATTAATCCGTCTTTCATATCTCCGAGTACAAGGCTTGCATGGCCGTCAAGTTTCATTTTAATGTTATCAGCTACTGCATAAACAGACGAAGTTAATTGATTGATTGTTGTTACTCCATTTTCAACACGTTCCTCAACATTAAACGCAGAGCCTGTTAATTGAGTTGACATATTAAGAGTTATATTTTCCGCATAACGTGTAACGGATATATTACCATTGAGTATGTAAGATGTCAAATAATTTGCGATTAGTTGATGTCCTACTTCCGTTGGGTGTATTCCGTCTGTTTGAATAGCAGAATATTGCTTTAACATATAATCAGCATTATCAATATAACAACATTTGCCGAGCAAGCAAACCTCTCTGTAAGCTTGCCTTGTTATCATAACTTTGTTGTAATTACAACCGCCGTCAGCAAGTCGGTGTGTTTGTGATATATAGCCGATAGATATTTTTGCATTGATAAATTTTGAGTGCGCTAAATTAACAGTATTCAATATTAAATTGTGAATGTCTGATAAATCTGCATAACTGTCATTAATTCCACCCAAAAACCAAACGTCTGTATAATCTGTTTCATCACCCTGTGAATAATCACTGATAAGTTTATAAAATGTTCCATTATCACCAACGGCAACAAAACCACCGCCTGGGCTTGATACATCTGTTACATCAAAGCCTTTATTTTTCATCAGTTGTGCAAAGCGTGTATTTCTATCTGAAAGCCCTGAGCCGTATGTATAGCTATCGCCAACAAGCATTATTTTTCTATGCTCCAAAACTGTTTTAAGATTTGGAGTATTTACAAATTGCTTAAATACCTCGTCTTTGATTTTCTTGTCAATATCAAGAGAGTTTAAAAACTCTTGTATACTATTGATTGATACACCTTGCTCGTTAAGCTTTTCGCATAAATGCATAAGCCTTTGAATATATGAAAAACTTGCATCAAATTCAAGGGGTACAATTGGTGTAAAAATTCCCATAAATTTAACTCCTTTCAGTTTAAAAAATAATTAAAAATAAGTCATTGAATTTGTTAATCATTTCACTACATAGATTAAGAAATTCACTTGAATAACGTGTTGCGTTATCAAGACCGTTGTTAGTTCGTTTGCGAGTGCTATCACGTGTATAAATGTTGTTGTGTGTATTGATTGTGTTACTTTCATTTGTTGACGTGTTGCTTCCTCGCTTGCCGTCAGTAGCATATTTGACATCATTGATATTATTAACAGAAATAGCATTAGCAGGCAAGTCACTTGATACATCAAGGGAATTATTAGTAGACGTTGAATTACTATTCGTTTTCCCGCTTTCGTCATTTCCGCCTTTTTCGTTACTCTCTTCTTTTTCAATCAATGTTAAATCAATTGTATTAATATAAAAAGTTTGATAAAGCGGAATATAAAAAGGCAATACTTCTTGCATACGATTTTTCAATTTGACTTTAAAATAATCAAGTGTTTCAAAAGCGAACTCCTCATTAAAAAAATGCTCGATGAAATAAGGTTCAAAAAATGCTTTAAATGTTAAATCGTTTTTGTAGTCATAATTAAAATCGAAAATATATTCGCAAAGTTTAACAAGCTTCTGCTCATAAGTTAAATTACTTCCGTCGTATCGATGCATTATATCTTGAAATGAATTTGTATAAATTGCCATTAAGAAATAACCTCCTTAAATTCCTCGTCTTGCTCTGCAATAACATCATCAATTGAAGTATTAATCTTACAATCAAAATTAGTTAAAAACTTTTTATTAACATTTTCAAGCCCTCTTTTCTGCGTTTGCACATAGCTGTCAAGCGTTAGATTAAGGATTTGATTATTGCTTTTAACTTCATCACGTAACAATCGCTCTTTTTTCTCAAAAGGTGTGTTATTAATTCCCAACATTGTGAAAAATTCACCCTTATAATAGTTAAGCACTTCAAGCATCTTGTCCGCCTTAAATTCAACATTTAAGTCAAGTGACTTGAATAATTCTTCAGGCCTGCAATTATGGTCTTTTTTAAAGTATAAAAAGCGATTTTGATTGCTTACTTGCTTAATAATATTATTTAAAGCGAGTATTTGCTCATTTGTTGCTTCAACTGCAATAGGTAACGAATTGTTAAGCGTGTTATAATTAACCGCAGTTTGAAGTTCTGTTATCTTTTGACAAAAATAATATACAATCTGCATCAATGGTATTTTTGTCTTGTTGCTCCAAACAACAGCAAAATCGGTAATGTTGCCGTCAATAGAATTGATAAGCATATCACTATTTGTATTTGGTAAACTGTCAATCAATTTAATTTCTTTCAACTCGCCATAGTGATTGTATTTACACTCGTCAACAAAAGTGCTTGCAATAACTTCATTTGCTCCGCCTGCAATAGCTCCATTGAAAAAAGCAATCTTGCCGTCTTGAAATAATGCACGCTCAATATATTCTTCGGGAATTGCTCCGCTGTCGTATTTAATAAGTGACATTGCGATATTTGCAAAGTAATTGAAATATATATAAAATGCTGTCAATTTACTTGCAAACGCTTGCACATCGCCGTTACGTATGTTGTTATAGTTTAACAGATTTTCAATATTATCACCGATTTTAATACCGCACCACGGGTCAAAGTCAATAAATCCACATTCTTTCATTGTCTGTCAACTCCTTTCTTAGTTGTTATCTTTGTCGTAATCGCCAAAATTTTTATGCCAAATTGTAACACCACTTTCAAACATTTGCTTGAGTTTATTAACGTCATCATTCGGAGCTGATACTTTAATATTGCAATTAGCGACTTGAATATAATTCCAATTGCTTCTATTGTTCATATATGATGAAATTTTTCCTATTTCATTAATTGCATATCCGTATACGTCAAGGTAATCATCAATATAACGACATTGTGCAATAGTCGGTGAAACGTCAGCAAAGACAGGCATTGCTCTTTTCTCTGTGATACTCATAATATCACCACTTGCGCCAGTGTTCACACCTCGTTGACCTAATGCATCAATCATATTAATTGATTGCTGGACTGCTCCAACTGCACCTTGAACCGCTCCACCTACATTTCCTGCAAAGGCTTGCGATGCAACAGAGCCTACGGCATTAACAACGCCAACTGTAGCCGTCAATCCGTTAAGAACTTTGTCAAGTCCTGTATTTGCGTCATAACCTAATCTATTTTCGCAATTATAAGATATCTTATTTGTTTTAGCCGTATAATCAGCATAAGAGCCTATTTGAAGTATAAAACCATTTGTTGAAAGTTCTGTTGACTTTACTGTAAAACTCGGAGTTCCACTTGTGAATAATTCGGGCTTTAATGGCAATTTAAAGCCGTTTTCATTGTAAAATAAATAAGCTTTACATAAACTTGAAAGCATTTTTTTATTTCTTGGAGCATATCCGCAGGCTAATGTTGAAGTCGGTAATGTTACTGAAACGGATTTACTTGTAATATCATTAGTTGCATATTTATTTGTTCCGTCGTGCACCCACGAGGGTATAGCATATAATCCAATTAACTCACTTCGGTGGTCTTGCAATTGTGAAATTGAGGTTGTTGAAATTAATTTAATAGCATTATCGATTGATTTTTCAAAAGACTCCCATTGACCTGTTAATAAATCCGCAATCCAATTAGAATACTTATCGTCATTATCATCTTTTAATGCCTCAGCAGGTGACATTTTGCCGTATTTTTTAATAACAGCTTGCACATCTGTATCGTTATCAACAAAAATGCCGTATTCAGCCGAGAGTGTCGCCCCTGTTCCGTTGCCTTTATATTCATATTTTTTAGTATTCGGATTGTATACCGACGTCGAGTGCAAAACATATTGAGGTAACCACGAAAGATTATTAAATACAGTGTGTTTACGCTCAAATTCAGGCGCTACGCTGATAGGTTCGGGAGCAAGCCAACGCCCTACAGTATCATCGCTTTTTGCAACGTGTGACCGCAGTATCAAATTTTTATAATATGTTATATCAAATTGATATGTTTGCCATACGTCAATGGTGTGAGAAATAATTACACTATTAAGTGAATTATATTGCACATTTTCAATGAAAGCAAAATACCACTTATCTGATATATCTTTATTTTGATACATAAGATAATTGCATTGTGTTAAATTCTCATTAACTCCCTTTAATATTAAATCGCTGTCACGTCTTATAATATTAATGTGTTCATACTTATGTGAAAGTAGCCCTTGAATCGTTGAAATTTGCTCAGCCCTACTTGCGTAGGACTGAACATTTTTCAAATCACTATTCCACGGAACTACTCCAACATATAAGGTTGTGTTTGGAATAGTCGGCATAATTTATATCCCTCTTATACAATATGATTTTCAGCATCAATAATAGCATCACCGAATTTAATAAGTGCAATAATCCAGCTATCTGCTTTTGTTTGGTCATTTACAGTTATTTTTAAAGTTCCTGTATCGGTGATACTCAATTCAAGCGGTGCTGTTGGTATTGTTTTTGAAAATTTACCCGATGCATCAGAATATAGAATTTCAAGTTGGTTAAGTGAAGATAATTTGACTTGCTCATTAGATGCATCAACGAACTCATATTCGTGCGTATCAGTTGTTGCTGTAATATTAAATGTTTCATTCGGAACAGTAGATACTGCCTTATTGATTGTCTTATCAATATAGCATACTGCATTAGCAAACGGAGAAACCGAAATCATCTGCCAAATATGAACGAATGTATTAATATTGAGAGTAAAGCCGTTTTTGAATTCATACTCAACATTAAGTCTGTCATACCATTGTAGGAAATTCTTATCAGCAACAATAAAGCTGATAGGTGTAGTCTTATGTCCTGTGATTGTAAGCTGTCGAGCGCTTCCCTGCTTTTCGTAGATATCATAACCGAAATCGTCAACAAGTATAAATCTGTTAGCATCTTCAAGCTCTTGAAGATTGAATACACCAGATAAATAACGCCTTACCTTTGCTTCTGCTTTAGTTGTGCAAATAATACAAATATTATCTTTTTCACTAACGCTCTGTGCAGCTTTTTCGCTGCCTGAAAGTTCCTTGTATTTATTGAATTTGCTTGACAAGAACTGCATATCGTTGATATCAGTTCTAAGCTGTTCCATAAGGTCAGCAACTCCATCATCTGTTGAGCTGTCAACCTCACGAGTAACAAAGCCAGACTTTTCATACATTCCAACAATAGACTGCTTTAAAAGGTTAAACTCACGGAGTGCATTACCATTGTCAACAGCGATACGTGTTGAGTTAATGAAATTACCGAGACGCTCCCACGAGTCCATAGCACGTGAAAGAATTTCACTATTAGTTGTGAGTGGGAAAACGTCGTGACGATTTTCTCTGTAGAAAGCAGTGAGAACTTCGGGCGGATAATCGCCGAGAATACCTGCTCCGTCTGTGTTATCGTAAAGAGCAGGATTGACGGGGTTAGTGTGAATTTCTTCGATGTCATAGCCGATTGTGTAATTGCCTTTTTTCAAAAATGAAAGCTTATGATTAAATCTGTCTGTGTTCCAAATAATCTTAGCAAACAAATTGACAAGCCCTACATAAAATTCATTAATTGCAGGCTGATAATCGAAAAAAGCTTCTTTAAAAGATGCAAGATTGTTGTCCTTAAGGATAGGAACATTATCTTGATATTCCTGCGATGCTGTTTCTCTTACTTTATTAACTGTTTTTTGAATACTCTTTTTAGTATTTGATGTCATTAATTTTTTCACTCCTTAAAATAAATCGTTAATAGCTTCAACAAATTCTTCGTCGGTTACTTCTTCGTCGTCGCTATCGTCGCCATCGTCGTCTTTAATTATTGTTTTTTCTTCCTTGATTACTGTCTTGCCATAATCAAGTTGTAGTCTTGAATTGATATCCCTCAGCTTTTCGTTTTCGCTTCTTAAATCATCAATTGTCTTGTCACGTTCATCAATTTCTTCTCTTGTAGTGTTGAAGTAATCAGTTAAAGCAGTGTATTCAAGTGATGTCAAAGCTTCGTCGCCACTGTTGCGGATACTGTCGAGATTAGTCGTAAATTCTTCAAACGTCATTTTGTAATATATTGTGTTTGCCTTTCATTTTATTTTATGCCTTGTATTAAATTTAATTATCGCCCTAATTAGATATATTGACGTGTTTAAATTCAAGTGATAAGTCATATTTAAAGGATAGAATAGGTTGATAAATTCCAAATAATATATAAAACGCTCTTCACGCTTAATCACTTATATATTAATATTCTATCCCTTAAATATAACCTATCTTGCAATAGGTTATATTTTTAAAATTTAATCGTCGTACATTTCATCAAGAATGTCGTTAAGTTCTTCGATAATATCCTTGTCAAAACAAAATGCTTGATTAACTATTTTCTTATCCTTATTGAAATAAAATGGATAAGCAATAAAGCGACCTTTATCAGTTTCTTTAATTTTAATGCGGATTGCAAAACCACAATCAAGAGAGATTGTACCATAGTCATCGCGTTCTCTTCCGCCGTCATGAATACGAATTAAACCTGCTGAAAAATCACGTTCCATATAGTCATTTTTTATTTTCTTTTTTGATGTAGCCATTTTTTAAATCTCCTTTTAATTATAATTTTTTAATTGCCTTAGTCGGTACAATTCCGACTTTGTAAATTTTCTTATCAACGCCATATTGAATAATTGAGTTGATATCGCCCCTTGCTAACAATTTGACTTTTTCATTTTTATTGACGAAACCTGTTATATTTTCCTTAGTGTTGTTAGAATATACGTGACTGTCAGCCGTCATATAAGCATTAGTTTTGAATTGCTTGCAAGGGCTTTCCTTTAATTTTGATTTTACCACTTTTGTATACTCCTTGTCAATATTTTTTTGATTTTTCGGTCTTAAAATTCCGGTAACATATTTTGAAGTGTTGTCAAACACTCTTGCCGTCATTCCCGCACCGCTACCGTTGTTATTTTGGTCATACACATATAATTTATTGCCGATTTTCTTATCAATAATAAATATGTGACCTGCTGTTCCTGTGTTGCGAACCCCGATATCGCCACGTTGGATTTTCTGTGTTGGTAACACGAAATCAAAATTCTTGATTAAGAATTTAGATTTTTTTCTATCGTTCCAAAAGTTTTTAGCAAAAGGCGGAAAATATGTTACTTTAATTCCTAAAACGTCAGTCATATATTGATTGATTAAATCAACACATTGAACTCCGTAGCATCTATCAAAGTCAATTTTGTACCCGATATTTTTCAATACAAATTCACTATATTTCATTTTATTCACCCCCTTTCAATAGTTTTCTACATTTTGCTAATGCACATTCTAAATTTTTGTTACATTTAGTAACTTCAGAATAAGCATTACATACAATTTTAATATTATTGTTATGATTGAAATATAAAGCTGATATAATGGCATTAGATTTTTTCAAATACAAAATTTGAAATATATCATAAGAAGTATAGTCAAATTTAATATCATCAAATAAATATACCCCGTTATCCGTTCTTATTTGATTAATATCAAAATTTATAATAGCCTTAATTTGTTGCTTCGCTTTAACTCTTAATTTTTTCATTGTTATTTACTCCTTTTTATGCAATATAAGCCTTTTTTAAATCTTGATATGTGCATCTGAATAAATTATCAGATACATCAAAATCTTCTTTTTCTTCATTGTAAATAAGTTCTTTAAATTCTACAAGTTGATTGTTATACCAACCTGTAACAATGTAATAGCCCTCACTATCAGCAATACAATCGTTTTCTTTTAAATTTTCAAATTCTGTTCTTGTCATAAAATCCACACTTTCTAAGAGGTTGTTATATTTTGTTTTCTTTCCTTACCTCTTGTCTACATTATAACGCTTGACAATCCAAATTGCAAGTGTTTTTTAATTCTGTAATACTTTTGTAACCTATTACGTAAAGTATTGAATATCCCACGCACAGACGATATTTATACTATGTGTATAACGAGGGCCTGAGGGCCTACTGCCCTTTAAAACGGAGTGGATTATTTCATTTTAACGAGTACTTATACAGATTGTATTTTATGTATAAACAGCGAGTATTTTTCATTTAAACGAGTATCTTATACAGTGTGTATTTTAAGTATAAACTATTATACTACTTGTATAATCTGACGTTTATACAAAATGTATAGAGCCACGGGGCCTGCATATACTGAAAGTATTAATAGACAAGAGGGGAAAACTGTCCGCGAGTGGCGGACATTTAGCCCCTTATACAGGCCCTCGTTATACACATAGTATAAATATCGTCTGTGCGTGGGATATTCAA